TCCGGACCTGGTGAATCTCGGCGAGCAGCCCATCTATAAGCGTGAGTTGTTCGTAGAGAACGACGCTACGGACGATGAGGTGTTCGGGTACCAGGAGCGGTACGGCGAGTATCGTTTTGCGCGGTCGTTGGTGACTGGGAAGTTCGCGTCGGATGCCGCCGGGTCGTTGGATTTCTGGCATTTGGCGGAGGATTTTTCGGCCGCGCCAGGGCTGAATCAGACGTTCATCGAGGACGCTACGCCGATGTCTCGTATCACTACGGTGGATACGGAGCCGGATTTCGTCATCGATGGTCGTTTCGATCTGAGGGTGGCGCGAGTTCTTCCGGTGCGTCCGGTGCCGTCGTTGGCGCCACCGAGGTTCTAGTGGATCCGGTGACGGCTTCGGCCCTTGCGGCCGGTGGTGGCCAGTTGCTGGGAGGCGTGTATTCGAATTGGCTCGCGGGGCAGGAGTCGAAGCGAGCTCGTCAGTTCTCCGAGCGGATGGCTGGTAGTGCCTGGCAACGCCAGGTTGTGGACATGAGGTTGGCCGGTGTAAATCCGGCTGTGGCGTTTTCGCATGGTGGTTCAGGTGCCGCGATGCCGGCGGCGCCGACGGCGCAGTTCGACAATCCGGTCGGTGGTGCGGTGTCTAGTGCCGTGCAAGCGGCTGGGATGCGGAAGCAACTTCAGTTGCTGGATGCTCAGATTTTTAAGACTCAGGAGGAAGGCGCGTCGGCGCGAGCGGATGCGGTGGTGAAGCATCGTGGGTCGTTGTTGGATGCGGCGAAGTGGTCGTATTATATGAACAACGACGGTACGCCGAAGCCGGCGTTAAAGGCATTGTTGGATGCCGAGTTGACCGCGAACGTCTCGAGTTCGGCGCGGTCGGTTTCGGAGGCGGAGTTGGCTCGGTTCTCCGTTCCTGAGCGGAAGGCTATCGCTCAGTTGTTCGAACAAGTTGGTGGCGGCGGCAAGGCGTTTCAGTTGTTGATGCCGCTTCTGTTGAACATGTCTCAGGGCTATGCCCGAGGGAGGTTCTAGTTGCGCGAGTATTCGCGGGAGCGGCGGAAGCCGCGTGTGCGGACGGTCAATGAGATGCCGTCCAAGACGGTTCAGTCGGATGTGGTTCGCACGGAGATCAAGCATATTCTGGCGAAGTATCGCCAGACCGGTGTGGTGGATCACATGCGGAGCGTGGATCTTCAGTTTCGGGACGTGTCGGAGTTTCAGGATTTCTCCGATCTGATGTTTCAGTCGAAGGAAGCGGAGAAGGTTTTCATGTCGCTTCCGTCGAAGGTGCGCGAGGTGTTCGGGCATGATTATGCTCGGTGGTTGGATTGCGCGCACGACGCCGAGAAGCTTGAGGCGTTGCGGCCGGAGCTTGAGGCTCTCGGCTTGAAGTGGGGAGGTGAGGGGGCGGAGCCCCCTGGGGCGCCTCCGGCGCCGGTTCCGGTCCCGTAGGGGCCGGTTGGGGCCGCCTCGATGGTCTGAGGCGGCCCCGTTGCGTTTAGAGACGCTTCCAGAGCCGTTGTATCGCGTACCAGAGGCGTATCCAGAAGCCTCGGCGCGTGGCTCGCCGGTCGGTGACCGTTGCGATGGGTGGTATGATCCAGCGCGGTGATCTTCGGCCTCGGTAGAGGACGGTGCCAGGCCTTATGGTTCTCATAGGCCTTTCTTGCGGAGCTTCTCCAGTTCCGCTTCCCAGTGAGCGAGTTCGGTCACTGTGATTTCGAGGGCCGCCTTCTGGCGGTCCCTTCTGGCGGCGAGTCGGTTGACGATCGCCATTGTCTCTTTAACGCCCATGGTGCGTTTCCTTTGCGCCGCATTCGCCGGCGCAGTCGTGTTTTTCCATCTGTCCGCATGGACAGCGGTTGTTAAGTCTACGTTGTAGTTCGTCTCTGCGCAAGCAGAGTTGCCGGTGTGTGTCCGGCTCTTCGAGCTCGGCCGTGTGTAGGATGTTGTTGATTACTACGGCGAGGTCGGTTGCTAGATCTTCGATCAGCATTTCTGTTTCTCCGGTAGGAGTTTTTGTATATCTTAATCTATCATGCGTGCGTGCGTTTGTCAAGTGCGCGTGCGCGTATGTTTCAGTTGTTACACTATCGTTACATTCGGCGTGAGCCGTGTTACTCTGCGTATAAGCTGCGTGCGCTTTCGCGCCCGCGCTGTTGTCCTGACAGCGAGTTGTTTACGCGCCCGCCCAGGCGCGTGCGGCCGTAGGCCGCTTTGTTGGCGCCGGAGGCGCCTCGGGCACATAGGGTCCTTGTCTTCTATGTGCCCATTGACAACCCCTTGGGGTTGGCTATTTTAGGACGCCTGTAGGTGTCCTTTTCCCTGGAGGGAGTATGGGTCGGTCGAGGATGTCGCGAGGTTCTTCGCGACGGACGTTCAGGAACGGCATGAATCGGGAGCATCCGAAGAATCGGATGTCTTCCTACTTCATGCGAGGAGGTATCCGCCTGTGAGGCGCTTTCTCACGAAGGTCGTGCAGTGGGGCGGATGGGTCCTTGCCATCGTGCAGGGAGTGCTGTCCTCCCTGCCGCAGTAGTGGCGTGTTATCACCCGTCGAGGGTTACTATCGGTCGGAAGTCGGGTGTACTTTGCGGTCGGAAGGTTCTCGATCGGGTGCGAGTTCCGTGTGGTCATTGCCTCGGCTGTCGTACGGATCAGGCTCGAGGCTGGGCTGTTCGGATGGTTCACGAGGGAGATGTCGCGGGTCCAGCGTGGATGGTGACGCTGACGTACAGTCCGGAGAAGGTGCCTGAGTATGGGTCCCTTCTGCCACGTGATGCGACGCTGTTCATCAAACGGGCGCGGGCCTCTTGGGGCTCGCGCCTTTCGTATTATCTGTGTGGCGAGTACGGCGAGTTGTCGGAGCGGCCGCACTATCACATGGTGTTGTACGGTCTGCCGTTCATGGACCGGGAGTGGATTGCGGACCGGCATGGTGCGCCGGTGTACCGGTCCGACCAGTTGGAAGGTTGGTGGCAGAACGGTATCTGTGAGTTCACCGGGCTGACCTATGGCGCTGCTCGTTATGTTGCCGCGTACGTTCGTAAGAAGGTGCGTCAGCGAGATTCGCCCGAGCATTACGAGCGAGTTGATCCCGATACGGGCGAGCTTGTCGGTATCGGACGAGAGTTCGGGCGGATGTCGCGTCGGCCTGCTCTTGGTCGGCGGTGGATTGAGCGATACTGGCGGGATGTGTATCCCCGCGATTTTGTGGTCATGGACGGCCACGAGTTGAAGCCGCCTCGTTACTACGATAAGTGGATGGAGACGAACCATCCGGGTGTAATGATGGCGGTTAAGGAGAAGCGGTTGCTCGAGGCGGTCGAGCGTGGGGACCGCGAGCTGGCTGCTTCGGAGAAGGTTCACCGGGCGAAGGTTGCCCTTTTTCAAGGGAGGTCGTCGGTATGAACTGTTTCACGGTGTACGACTCCGCAGCTCGGAGGTATCTCGAGCCTTTTTTCGCGGAGACGGTGGAGGTCGCGTGTCGGATGTTTCGGTCGTTGGTGAATAAGGAAGGGCACCAGTTCAATCGGTTCCCTGAGGATTACACGCTGTTCCACATCGGCGAGTATGATGCGGAGCTGGGTGAGTTGACGGCGATGACGCCGCATTCATTGGGGGTGGCGTTGACGTACGTTGCGCGGCCGGTGTTGATGGAGGGTACGCACGATGCCTAGTCGTGTGAATGTGCCGCGGCCCTCGGGGTCGTCGAGGTATCAGGCACCGCAGGTGAGAATGGGTCGGTCGCAGTTCGATCTGACGCACTCGCATAAGACGACGTTCGATGCGGGGGATCTGGTGCCGTATTTCTGTCGGGAGGTGATTCCGGGCGATACGATGACGTGCAAGCTCATGTCGATCGTGCGGATTTTCTCGCCGTTGGACGCTCCGATCATGGATGACATCGAAGTGGGTATCGACTTTTTCTACACCCCGATGCGTTTGCTGTGGGAGCACTTCGACGAGTTCCTGGGTGCGAGTGATGCGGCGGGAGCGCAGGCGACCGATTACACGATTCCGATTCATAGCGATGGAGGTACGGTCGGTCTCGGGTATCCGGTGCAGTACATGGGTCTGCCGATCGGGTTGCAGACGACGCCGACGGAGGTCAGTTGCCTCCCGCAGCGAGCTTATCGGCTGATTTACGACGAGTGGTACCGCGACCAGAATCTGATCAATAAGGTTGCTGGTGACGCGGCTGCGGTTGGTGATGGTCCGGACGGTCTGCTGACGGGGTTGTACAAGTCGGCGAAGAAGCACGATTACTTTACGTCGGCGTTGCCGTATCTTCAGAAGGGCGATCCGGTGACGGTGTCGTTGGGCGCGAGTGCTCGTATCGCGTACGATACGGCGGACGGTGGAAAGCCGTCGGCTTATTCGACCGTTCACGCTGGGTATCATGTGTTCCAGGCGGACCAGGTGGACGTGCAGGCTCAGAATAAGGCCGGCACGGAGGCGAATCGGTTGTACGCCGATTTGGCGTCGGCGACTCCGATTTCGATCAATGCGCTGCGTGAGGCGGAAGCCATCCAGCGCTTGCTCGAGCGGCAAGCTCGAGCGGGTACGCGGACACCGGAGATCATCCGGTCTATGTTCGGTGTGGAGGTGCCGGACTTTCGGGTTCAGCGTCCGGAGTATCTCGGTGGTGGTCGTGGTTTCGTGAACGTGTCGCCAGTTGCGAATACGTCGGCTACGGCTACGGAGGATCAGGGTCAGCTCTCCGGTGTCGGTGTTGGATCGTTGCAGGCGAGTTGGGCGAAGTCGTTTGTGGAGCACGGGTACGTAATCGGTATTCTTCGTGCTCGCGGTCAGTTGTCGTATCAGCAGGGAGTCGATCGGATGTGGTCGCGTTCGACGTTTTACGATTTCCTGGTTCCGGACCTGGTGAATCTCGGCGAGCAGCCCATCTATAAGCGTGAGTTGTTCGTAGAGAACGACGCTACGGACGATGAGGTGTTCGGGTACCAGGAGCGGTACGGCGAGTATCGTTTTGCG